GGTCACTCTGATTCTTGAAACCACCTTGATTCTTGAAAGTAGGTCCGTAAGCAGCCCCTTCGCCATAACTCTTTAAAGAGCCGTCCAAGGACCTGTTTATTTTTTTCTCTTTCTTCTTCCGTGTCCAAAATTAGGTCTTGGTAGAAAAGTTCGTCCACGAAGTCCGCCAAATCGTCGTCGGTGAATTCTTTGGCTAAGAGGCGGTCAACGTCGCCCTCGCCCTCTCCCTCGAAGGAGCTGAGCAAGTGTTGCCTTCGGTTTGGGTTCAAAAAAATACTGTCCTCAGGTAGAAATGTAGATCTCATTTTTTTTAGTAGTTTTTAGGTTTAGGTTGTTGGTTCTTCCTATGCTTACCTCCCGACAAAATGGGTTCTGGTCCGGTTTGTCAATGTTGAAAGACATTTTTTTTTCATTTTTTTTTTTGCTTGCTTTTTCAGGAAAACGGTGCAGGTTTTGTGAGTATCCCCCCGCGAGGCTCCCGGCATGTTTGGCCTAAGGGGCTTGACTGATGGGGATGGATCCCCCAACGTAGTAAAAAACCAACTACACGCCCCCTTTTCAAAAGCGAAGGGGGGGGGAGGGGGTCGCGGGCGCGGGCGCACGAACACTATATATATGTCGATTTGCCCTCAAAAAAATACTTGCTGCATAGCCGGTTCAACACCATAACCTTGCAAGCGTGAGCACTACAAGTATAGCTGCGTCCGATGAAAATGACCCAGAGTGGGTTAAAATTCGCCTCCAGCTAGCGGGTAATATTTCAAGAGCGATTGCTGGGGTAAGGAAGCAAAAAGAAATCGATGGGATAAAATCGTTATCGCGGCACAACCCAGACAAGGTCGCCTGTCTTTTGCATTTATTCTCACAGGGCGTAAGCCAACACCAACTTAGGCATAGGTATGGATTTTCCCCTAATACAATCAACACGGTTTTAACCGAATACGCCCATCATTTGGATGATTTTGCTGGGTTGGCTGCGAGGCTTGCGGCCCGCAGCTATTCGCGGATGAGTATGCTTACTGAGGAGCTTGTTGAGAAATACACAAAGAAGGTGGAAGATGGGGAGTGTGAACCTACAGCAAAGGACATTAGGGACATTTCTGCTGCACAAAGAAATATTTTTCAGGAAACGGTTTTTGCTTTGGATAAAATCAATCGAGGGGATGATGGCGAAAAGCCAAAAATGGATTTTGAGCAGGTTGCACAGGAGGCAGAAAAGAGGTTGCAGGAATTAAAGAAAAACACCATAGAGGTTTCTGATGGCAAAAAAACGGGACTACAAGAAAGAATACCAGAATTACCACAGCAGACCGGAACAGAAGAAAAATCGAGCCAGTCGGAACAGCGCGAGGCGGAAGATGACAAAGATTTACGGGGTTGAAACGTTGAGAGGGAAAGACATTCACCACAATGACGGGAATCCCCACAACAACAGCAGCGACAATCTTTCAATTAGAACAAGGAAGTATAATCGCAGTAAAAAATAACAGCCATGACGCGGGGAGACTTGAGGGAGCGACAGCAAGTTGTTTGGCGTCTCCGCGAATGGAACCAAGCCGGAGAAATGGCGTCGATTCGTTTTAAGACGAATCGACACTCTTACCAAAAGCAAAAAGCTGGAGGATTTATTAGTGGGAGAGTGAAATTAAAAATACGCTCAACATGACCACCAGTGCTTTTTCTGCTTTTAAAAATGGGGTTGCCTTAAATAAGGCAAAACCCTCAAAAAGCTAAATGAAGTGGACGCCACATCCAATCCTTAATGCTCCTTCCGACGAGGAGATTATTCTCCTCGCTCGGAATGATCCCGAACTTCTGGAGCGATTACACCGCTCTTACGAGGACAGGATACAGTCAGCCATTGACAATCCTATTGAGGACGGCTTTCGACTTCCCGGCCTTAACCGCATTGTGGAAATGCTGAACGATGACTATGACGAGTTAATTGCATTGGGAGGCAATCGTTCTGGTAAAACGCATGACGGCGGAATTGTTACGGTTGATGCGGGATTAAACTCAAGAGACGGTCATATTGTTTGTTTCAGCCAAAATGCGGACACTAGTGTAAAGGTTCAACAAGCTGCCATTTGGAGTGCGTTGCCAAAGGAGTATCGGCGCAAAACCAAAACCATGGAGGCATATATTAACCATTCGATGCAGAATGGTTTTACGGGATCTGGTTTAATTTTGCCAGATACCCGGACACGGATTGATTTTAAGACTTACACTCAGTTTTCAAATAACCCCACCTTGCTGGAAGGTTTTGAATTTGGTTTTAAAAATCCCGATGGGATTAACCTTGGTGCATGGTTGGATGAATACTTGGGGGACGCAAGGTTGGTCAACACCTTGAGGTTTCGATTGGCTACGCGGAATTCCAAGCTGATGATTACCTTTACCCCAATTAGGGGATACACTCCATTTGTAGCTGATTACCTAAAGGGGGCAGAAACGCTAGAAAGCAAACCGGCTCGATTGCTGGAGGGCCGTGCTGTTCCCGTTAGGCAACGGGCTGGAAGCCGGGACGCTGCGATTGTTTACCTTCATGCGGATGAAAATCCCTTTGGGAATCCCGAGGCTGTGGAAAAAAAATGCGCCGGCGTAGAAGATGAGATACTGGTCCGATACTATGGCATCCCGATTAAATCTATTACTAGCCTGCTTCCGCTTTTCAGCACGCGGGTTAATGTGCTTTCGCACCGGAAGCCCAACCGGCACGGGATGCTGTTCCCTTCTTGGGAACAGCTTAGGGATCGAAAACGATGGACATGGTATCAAGTTGTTGATCCTGCGGCTGCTCGTAGCTATGCGGCCATCTGGGCCGCAGTTAATTCACATGGAGATATTTACATTGCCCGCGAGTGGCCAGACCGTAACAACTATGGGGAGTGGTCAATATTTGGAGATCCCCACTGGAAAAGGGGTCCGGCCTCGGAGAAGCCGGGATATTCAGTGGAAGCATATTCAGAGAAGTTTCGTGAAATTGAAGCCAGTATGGGGATCGATGTTTTTGAACGCATAGGAGATTCACGATATTTTGCCAGAGAAGAAGACTCGGACTCCGAAGATTTATTTACGCATTTTGCTGATCAAGGTATGCATTTTGTGGCTAGTGACGGGCGAAAAGAACACATTGGGGCCACTGCGCTTGATGACTGGTTCAGTTATAATCCGAATGAAAAGGTTGACCTAGCTAACCGCCCACGATGCTACATCCATGAAGGTTGCGGGAACCTCATTGATGCCGCCATTAACTACAATGCCCTTGGCAAGACCGACGAAGCACTAAAAGATTTTTTTGACCTTTTACGCTATCTCCGCATGCATAACCGTGGAGAAGGCCCAGACCATGTAACCGAAAGAGATATGATTGTAACTCGCCGTGGAAGAGGTGGATATTAATATGAAAGTAAGATTATCCGCATTTTGCGAAGAAAACCAGCTAGACAGAAACAAAACTAAAACCTTGCTGGAAACAAAATACCCTGAAGCTCTTGCGGGGCGTGGCTGGCTAAATGAGAAAGGCCAAAAATGGCTGCTCGACCGAGAAAGCGAGGAGCAGCTTTATGCTTTTGTTCTGTGCGATGCCCCCAACCCCCGGTTTGTTATAGCCAACCTAGATGGACCCAGCGGATCTCCCATCAAACGAATTTCGGTAAAAATTCCAAGACAATACAGTGGAAGGTTGAAGCGGAAAAAGATAAAGGTTGAGTTACGCGGAGATAAATACTTTTTTCAAAGATCATGAGTGTCCAGCCTGACATGATTTACAAGAGCGCTGAACCTGCGGTTCGCGAGCTTATAGACGAATACGAAACAGCCAAACGCAACTTAGGTCATTACGTTCAAGAGTGTTCAACGGCTTACTTGGATCGTCGCAACGAGTGGCCTGGCAAGACTCGCGATTTGCGTAAGTCGGGAGCGGATGCATTCCCGTGGGAGGGTGCTGCCGACACCGAGGCACATGTTATTAGTCAGCGCACAAATCTTATTGTAGCTTTGTGTATGTTAGCCTTGGTCAGGGCTAACATACGGGCAAAACCCACAAATGTTAACCAAATCGAGCGAGCCAAGATGGTTAGCTCTTTTTTGAAGTGGATGATAACCGGGAATTACATTCCCCGGTTTCTTACTGAAATGGAGCTTGCTGCGAATTACATGTGCGAGCGCGGCATAATGATTACCTACACTGGTTGGAATAAGGAGGCAAGGCGTTACAACCGGACTTTCACCATGCAACAGATTGTTTCGATTAACCCGGATCTTGGGGTGCTGATTGCAAGTGGGAAAAAGCCAGCCGATGCCGCAAGAGTTTTTTCAGAAAATTTGGATGTCAGTGATGCGACCGCCTTAAAGGCGGTCAAAGAGCTTCGCGAATCAGGCACAACTACAATTCCAACAATTAGACACGAAATAAATGCTCCGGAAGTTCGGACTTTGGCTCCGGATGGAGAGTGGATTTTTCCCAGCTACACAATTGATCCACAACGTGCGCCATTTGCATTTTATCGGACTTATTACACCGCTCAGGAGCTTATTGGAAAATCCGAAACAGATGGCTGGGACATTCGCTGGGTAGAGCACATAATTGATACGAAAAGCGGGATCAGGCCCATTAACTCTCGATCAGGAGAGCGAGTAACCGGAGAAAATCGCGCAGAAACAGCAAAAGAACTAATTGAGGTGGTTCACTGCTACCAGCGACTTATTAACCGGGAGGACAGGAGTGAGGGGATTTACTTGTCTGTTGTTCATGCTGATTTTAATGGGACTGATGGCATTCCGGGATATGCTAAATTTGAACTCCAGAACGGCATGGAGGACTACCCGGTTGATGTTACCAAAATCTCTGAAGACAATAATCGGTTATATGATGTCGAAAGCATCGCTAAAACGCTTCGCGGCATTCAGTTTATAGTCAAAACAGAACGCGATTCGCGGGCAGATCGAAACTCACTGGCAACCATTCCTCCGATTATGCATCCTCCGGGTGATGCGCCCTCGGACTGGGGTCCGGGTCGTTTTATTCCCTACCGCCGTCGTGGGGACATTGTCCAGGCACCGTCTCCATCATATGACCCCGGATCAGCAGAAATGGAAAGAGTCCAACAGGATCAAGCAGACCGGCTTGTTGGGTTGGATAATGGTCCGCTTGCGTCGGTTAGGCGTCAGTTTATAGTAGATAAATTCCTGCGACACGCAGCAAAAGTGCTTCGGTCTGCTTACCGTTCATTCCAGAGATATGGCCCTGATTCGGTTTTTTTCCGTGTTACTGGTAGTCCTGACCCGATTGAGTTGGGCAAAGGCGATCCTGACGATGATTTCGATATTACAATTGATTTCGATGTTACGGACATGAACCCGGAAACTTTTGAAAAAAAGTTTCAAGCCTTTATGACGCTGTTGCAGTTTGACCGTAATGCTAAAATTAATGTTGACGCATTGATTGAATTTGGCGGCAACGCTATTGACCCGGTAATGGCAGACTTAATTTTGCTTCCAACTGAAGGCGCGAGCGAGCGTTTGATGGGAGAGGTCACTAATGACCTAGCCAGAATTTACGCTGGCATTGAAATGCCAGCTCGCCCAAATGGCGCAGCCAAGGCTATTCAAATTGTAGACGCATATATTTCACAACGACAAATTCAAGAGCGCATGGCAGAAAATGAAGCGTTTTCTCAAGCCCTTCAAAAGTATCGCGGCCAGTATGAAATGATTTTGATGCAAGCGCAAAACAGAGAAACCGGAAGAATTGGAACTTTACCGGCGCAAATGGGCGGAATGAACACTCAAAATATAGCAAATGAATCGTAAGACTAATATTTCTATGAACGAAGCTATTAACGCACGAATTGCTTCAATAGAAAAAAAACGAAAGATTGAACGCTTTTCATCACTTATTGCAGACCATGAGGGTTATAAACCTAAGGCTTACCCGGACCCTGTTCGTGGCAAAGATACAATGAGCGTTGGCTACGGGATTAATCTTGAAGAGGCTTATAACAAAAACTTGCTACGATCATACAATATTGACCCGGATGCTGTTAGGGCAGGAAAAGTGGCTGTTCCCAAGCCGGTGGCCCGAGAAATTCTAAAAAAAACAACTGCGCTTTCCATGAAAACAGCCGAAAGGTATTTAGATGATTTTTATTCTCACCCTGAAAGCGTCCAGTTGGTTGTAACTGACATGGCTTATAATCTTGGTGAAAACCGGTTGGCTGGATTCAAGGATTTTAAGAAATCCATTGATACTCGAAACTACAAAGAGGCTGCGGAAGACATCAAATATACAGACAAAACCCGGACCAAACTTACGCCCTACTGGGAACAAACTAAACGTAGAGCTGTTAATCTTTACAATATTCTAAAAAATGTCGAATAACAATCTTGAGTTGCCGTCTTTGTCCGACGATCTAAACCAGCTTGCAAGGCATGACGCGTTCGCTCGTTTTTTACAGGAAGTTGACCGGTTGAAGGAACTTGCTCAAGATGAAATGTTTGCTGCCGGGACAGAGCAACTACAGCAAATTGCAGGGAAAATTCTTGCTTACAATGAAATATTAAAAAATTCAGATGCTCAACGAGTTATGGCAATGCATAGCCAGTTTTTGAGGTAAGCGTCTTGCGAATTAAATCCAGCACTAACATATAAATAAAATCGCTCCGCCAGCGAATTGGCGTTCTTATTGATGAACACTACACCAGTCGAAACACCAACCGGGGATGGTGAAACCCCCGCAAAAAATCTAAGCTCTGAGGAATTTCTCGAAAGACGGCTTTTGCCGCCGGTTGAAAATTCTCAAGAAAATCCGGCCACTCCACCCGAAGAGGAGGAAGTTCTTTCTCAGTCTGGCATCGAAGACCTCTCTCCCGAAGAGCTGGAAAGGTTTCAGCTTTGGGCAAAAACTAACAAGGAAGGGGCGAGCGCACGAATTGCAGAGCTAGTAAAGCAACGCAATGCCGAGCGTCAACGAGCCGAAGAAGCACTTAAAAATGTATCTTCAGATGAAGATCCTTTAGCTAGCAAGCTTTCTCCAGAAGAAAATCCTTACCGAAACCTTTCTTCTATTGAGGAACTCAAGGAAAAAGCTGGCGAGCTGGATCACCTCATTGCTCGAATGGAAGATATCTTGATCGATGAGTCGGATGCGTCAGCCGACGCAACCGTTTTCGATGAAGATGGCCTTCAATTGACTAAACGCGAAGTCCGCGAAAAGCTGCGGCTTTTGCGGGTTGCCCGAAAGGATCACCTGCCCTCCCAACTAAAAGTTGTGCAGGGCAAAGAGAAGCTTGCTACTTTTCGCAAACAAGCCGAAGCTTATGAGGCGCAGTTGGAGAAACAACTTGCCAAGGATCTTGTTTGGGCAGAAAGGGCCGATTCTCCACAACGCAAAAAAGCAGATCAAATGCTTTTAGACCCTGCGTTGCAAGCGGCCCTTCCATTGCTCAGAGAACAGTTTCCCGCCCTTGCTGCCCAGCTTAAAACACTGGTTTACTGGGCTGTAGAAGGATCTACTCGAGGTGAATCTCTTTCGCCAACTGCTACTCCTAAACCCGCTGTCCCCGCTATGACTCCGCCCAGCTCTCCGGGCCGAAATGCAGGTGAAGGGATAGGGGACTCCGATGCCAGTGCTTTAAAGGATCTTGATTCTAGGTTTAAGTCTAGTGGTTCTACCAACGATTGGGTAGTTAAACGTCAAAAACAACTCTTAGCACGTCAATCATAAGGCTGATGCCTATAGCAGGCGGAGGCACAATCTAATCTAATTACAATGTCATTTTCGTCTACTTTTGATCCCAGCGCACCAGCGGCCACCACTGGTCAGGGTGCTGCTGTAGCCAACCGCGAGGATCTTTCAGATATCCTGAATATCCTTGCTCCGGAGGAAACTCCTGTTACATCGATGGCAAATCGCTTGAAAGCGAATTCTACTTTCCATGAGTGGGGGGTAGATTCTCTTTCGGCTCCAAGTTCTTCCGGTGTTGCGGAGGGCTCTGATGTCGATACATTCGACGACAAGTTTGCCAACATCCAACGCCTCGGAAACTACGTTCAGAAGTTCCGCAGATCCTACAAGGTTTCTGATTTTCAGGAAGCGTCCAACTCTATTGGGCCGGTTAACTTTGTTCAGGCTGAATTGAAGGCAATGCGCGAAGTAAAACGCGACGTTGAGCAACGTGTTTTGTCTGAAGGAGATCGGCAGCAGCAAACTTCAGGCGGATCACCTTATTTGATGCGCGGATTTGGGAAGTGGATTGATAGCGCTGGTCCTTCTGATGTTGCCGAGGAATACCGTACCGACCCTGCGGCTGTCCACGCGGGTCAAGCTTTAACGGAAACCAATCTTAATGACATGGTTACCGGGATCTGGCGCAAAAGTGGAACTGTTCAAAACTTAACGCTGGTGGCAGACACTGCGGTTCGGCGCACAATTTCCGACTTTGCTCGTTTAGATCCTAGCGGTGGGGGCTCCAACCAGTCCGTTAGAAACGTCAACTACAATGGTGAGACTGGGTTAATTAAGCTCAATGTTGAACTCTACGAAACGCATCACGGTGTTATTTCAATCATGAACATGAATCCTGATTGTGCTTCTGACACCACCCAAAAGGACACTGCGTTTCTCCTAAACCCCGATTACTACCATATTGCGGAATTTATTCCGCTTGGATCTACGCCGATTCCCAATCTGGGCGGTGGCGAGCGCGGTTACTGTGATGTTACCCTGACGCTCTGTTGCTTGCATCCCGGTGCTTTTGGTAAAATTGCATCCCTCTCTTAATATCTTTAATTTAGGAGTAAATATTATGGCTAAACTTGGCACATTTGAATCTGTTGACGGAGTAACTCACGTTTTTTCGTTTGACTACAATGACCTTAAAGACAGTAACTTCCTAAACTCAAGTAACCAGCGAGCAATTGCAAAACAGCCTCGCGGGGCTTGTGTTGAAATGGCTTATGCGGTTGAGGATGTTGCTTTTGCTGGCGGCACGCCCAATGTTGTAATTGACGTTGGCACCACAACAGGCGATCCAGACGAATATATCAACGCTTTTGATGTTGATGGCTCTACCACTGGTGTGCCAGCTATTAGCACAGGGGATTTGTTTACCGGCAACCAGAGTCAGCCAGTCGGCGGTGCTGCTGCCGAAACTGACATCCTACTTGAGGTAACCGGTGATGATTACGCCAACCTGACGGCTGGCCGTTGTGTTATTGCGCTTCGCATTATTGATCCGCTTCGCCACACGAAAAACCTTTAAACGGTTCTCTCAATAGTCCTTCATTGGCTCTCTTGGGGGCGGGGCCAGCACAACCCCGCCCCCTTTTTATTTCACAAAAAAATTAATAACTCAGTGTCTTTGGTCGCACCCAGTTCCTCCCGCCAAGAGGTTAATAACTTTTTCGTTAATACCTTGCCCGAACTTAAACGCTACAGCGACGGTGAAATCCATGAGGCATTTTTGCAGGAGCTAAAAACTGGCCGAGAGCTTCAGAAAGCTACCGAAAAAAAGCGTGTAGCTAAAGCAGCTAAGGATGGGGTTGACCAGCGCGGTGTGAAAAACCCGGTCATGGGTGGAAAGTGTGTGGCCTCCATGCCTATGCGCGAGTTCCTTCAGCTAGTTAAAAAATATGGCCACGCAGAAGTGCATTCGCGTAAATTCATCAAATACTTTAATCAAAGATTCCCAGAGCTGACGCCTAATAAAATTTAGCCATGCCGGTTTATTACCAAAAATATTACACGCGGAGTTACACGGAACTACAGGATCGGTTTAAAACGATTGCTGGTCTTAGCGAGATTGAAACCGTCGATAAAGTATTTTTGAATCAAGCAGTTAATTTACGTATCCGGCGCATTTTGGAACGATTTCCTTGGCCAGACTTTACCGTGGTTGGCGAGGCGGTCCTTTTAAATGACGATAGCGGATCGAATGCTGATGTAACTGGCCGCGATACGATCCGCATTTTTAATGTAACTACGACTATTCCAGCCACCAATCAGCTTCTGTGGAACACTGACACGGTTTTTAGGATAAACACTAATAATCCTGCGACAACGAATCACTCGGAAGAGTATACTTTTTTTCCATCTCAAGACCCTTCAGGGAATCCCGTTGTTGAAATCATCCATCCTACCCAGCTTTCGGGAGCAAACTCAGGGGCCGGGACTACGGTTTATGTAACGTATCGAAAGCATTTCGATGCCGTTGTGAAAAATACCAACGCGACCAATGCTACAACGGATGCTGGCAGTAGCGAATTTACTTCAGGCTTTTTTGGCAATGGATTATCCGACAATCCGAATATTCCGTTTACATTTTTTGAATACGCTGCCCACGGCGCGTATTCTGATTTCCTTCGCGGAGAGGGGCAAACTGAAAAAGCTCAAGTAGAGATGCAAAATGCCGACGCTATTCTTTTGGCTGAAATAGACAAAGTTCGTGAGCAAAGCCGAGGTTTTCGCCATGACATTCTCCAGTATCGTCCTCCATCTCAATTTAGGCGTAACAATTTTCAAGCCGGTGGTTTTCCGGTTCAAACTTACGGCGTATCCCCTGATTGATGAGAAATGCGACTTGGCAAGATTTTTTAGATCGGTTCCGCTTGATAAGCGGTTTGCAGACTATGTCTCAAACCGAACAATACTTTTTATTGACTGCAGGCAACAGGGCTTTTCATCAAGCTTACAGCCGGTCTGACTATTGGCCGCGATACTTATACGTCGGGAAGGCTCGCCCAGTAGGTTGGGCTCGCGCAGATGCAAGCAACCCATCTCACGTTCTGGAGCCAGAAGTAATACCGTTTAATTCTGATGCCAGAGAGGTTCAGGGGGCCGGTCATGAAGCCGCTAACGGCCTTTATGTCTGGGATGGCTCAAATTATTCCATGTATGAGGCAGATTTTTCAACAACGCTTTTTCGAATTGTTTACAGTAGTTCAACCACTTGGGTAATCCAGAAAACAAGCCCTTCTACTTTGATTTACAACAATAACAATGCATCTAATTCTAGCAGCAGCATAGCGAACGCAACTATTGCGGAGACGGGTTGGGTGTCTTTTTCATCTGCCAACAACCCCGCGCCCATCGTTTCTGACCTTCCTGAGATTGAAACTTTTTTACGAATCCACGAAACGGAGCCCTTTAGTTCGCTTGGTGCTTACGAATTTGAGTTTTACGTAGATTCAGACGGTGCTCATATTGTTTCCGGTTCCCGTTCTTTGCCCTCTACTGCATACGTTACTTTTAAGGGGACTTGGGACGGACCTTACACTGACACAGCAACCACCATTCCCTACGAATGGCTGGATTACGCTTCTCATTCAGCCTACGCCGACTTTCTTCAGGGTGATGGGCAACATCAGGAAGCTTCTTTGGCTAGAGGGGTGGCTCAAAACTTTCTCGACAATGATCTTTTGCGAGTAGATAAATTACGGGCTACTCAGTTACTAGCCAAGCGCATTAAAACCCATAACGCCACTCAAGCCAGAACATGAACGCATTTGTTCCAAACCTTCACCCACGCCGCGCTGCTACTTCTTCGGGATTGGTATCCAGCCAATCTTTGACCGTATCAGATTCCGCCGTTTCTATGACTACGGCACCCAACGAAAGCACTAAGATTGTCACGTTTGACGTGCAAGATGCAAATGTCCGCGTTCGTTGGGACGGCACCAATCCGGATTCCAGCACAGGACATATGCTTTATGCTGGCCAAACTTACGCTTGGCACCGCGACCTTGCGGCGAACTCGTCATTTATTCGCGATGGTAGCACTAACGCGGTGATTTTTTTCTCTGAGCTTGTTGTTTAATGCCTGGAGGCACTCCATTTTTAGCTGCTGGCCAAAATATCCTTGGCCAACCTTTAGCTGGCTATAGTAACTCCCTCCGAGGCCAGCTTTGGGGTGAGCGTGAGCTTTGCCCGGAGGCCAGATATTATATCCATAGAGTAGGCTTGAGCCGCTCGGCTCCATTAAAGAAGGCTGCGGAAAGAGTTATTGATGGAATGATTCGCAGCATCAAGGGTGAAAGTAATGGCTGGTTAACGGAAAACGGGCTTACTTTACCGAGCACCAATCTTTACCAGCATCTTAAATTTTGTGCGTTGTGCTCGGACAACGCCACCAACTGTTCGTTTTTACAAGTCAACGGAACCACCGATAGCAGCACACGTATTCCGCTTGTGGGGCGGGAATGGCAACAACCAAATATTTCTTTACGGGCAAACACCAGCTTAGGCACAACAACTAGCAGCCCTTTTGACACCGTGACGGACATTAGCGCTGACGGTTTAAATTTTGATCTGGTAAAAAACCAAACCAGCGATTTTTGCACTATTGGAATTCCAGTCGGAAGCGTAACCAGCGGCGAAAAAGCGCGTGTTGAATTTGATTATACAAACGTTAGCGGTAATGCAGTTGATTTTCGTCTGTACTTTCAAGAAAATGTTAATGGCG